GTTACGCCACCAATGGATGCAATAGCTTGAGCATTTACCGCTGCAACAGGAGTTCCTGTTGTGCCTGCAGCTGGTGCGGTTGGCTCAACAGGTATTGAACCTTCACCAAAACCTAACTGGCCCCAGGTACCTCGACCCCAACCGTTTAGGTATTCAGCCATTTTAGGCTATTCTAATAATTGCCGTAGACGCTGCTTTTGCTGGAAAAACTACTGTAAAATCACCTGCGGTAGAAGTTTTATCTCCACCAAAGTCTATAGTTGCTACTGACTTATCACCGTTAGTATCGTTATAAATCATACAGCCTCTTGCTGTAATTGTAGCTGTACTAAAGGTTAGGTCATTAAAGTCTGTTACTGCTGTAGTACCTGTAGCAGATGGCGTTACGTTTGTTAACGCAGCTCCACCAGATGTATAGTTAGTACCACTAGCTTGTCCAGTCGTAGTAAAAGCAGTAGTAGTAGCTCCCAGAGTAGCTGAACTTGTATATAAAGCCAGTTTAAAACTGTTACCACTTGAATTAGTAAAGTTATGAGTTCCAGTTAAAAGCTCTACTTTAAAGCTTGTTGTCAGAGTAGATGTTATTGCCATATTAAATACCTTTAATTATTTTTGCTAAATCCTCGCTACCTTGACCAGATAAATCTTGAATTAAAGTAGCCTTATAAGATTTTAAAGCATTTTTAATATATATCAAACATACTTTGTATATTAGTTCCTGGTAGGCTCTTGCTTGCGCCTTAACATGCTCTTCATTATCGTCTGAAATACCCACTATTTTTTCTGTTAATTGCTTTGCCCAAAACTCAGGAGGATGACCTCCAAACTTAGTAGTAGCAACCTCAACCATACCTAATTCAGGAACTCCGTCTGGAGTAATTTTAATTACCATTTGTTAGGCTCCACAGGGTCATTGTTTTTTAAATGGCTGTCATTTCTATCTATTAAAACTGGTTCAAACGTTTTTTCTGGTTCTTGATTTTTTATAACCTCACTACGTTTCATACTTTGTAAGTTACCCTCATCATCAGATAAGACTATTAAAGGGTCATCTAAACGATGATAACCGTATAGCTTTTCTTCTGCTGGAACTGCAGCATCAAGCAAATAACTTGATTGAGCTACCTCCACCTTCATACCATCACTCATACATTTGCTTAACCAAAATTCAGTACAAGCTCTCCCAGCCTCTGCAAAATATAAATTACCTTTATAACCAAAATCCACACCAAATATTTGTAAGTGGGCAACTTTGTTGTATAAAGCAAAAGCTATTGCATAAGCAACCGTATTGTTAAGATAGTGACATCCCCATTCTTTTAATACTTCGTTTATTGGATATTCAACTAGACCAGGACATCTGTCATCTAGTTCACATGTGTATATAGGTCCTTGATGTTCTTTTAATACTTTGGCCATACTATTAGTTTGACCTCCAGCATCATCTGTATCTAAAAACCTAGATGCAGGGTCCATCATAAAGACTCTATCGTGGTATATAACGTCAGAAACTGCGTTTATTGCCCAAATTTCATCAAATTCTGCGCCATGTGATTTTGCCATACAGTAGTCAAACCAACTTCTGCCCATGCCAACAATGGCTACATTTTTCCCTTCAAGTTCCTTGATTGGATTCATATCTATCTCCTTTTGTTAAGTTAACTTACTTGCGAGCGGAGTGAGTCATATCGGTATTCATCTCTTCTACCTCTTGCCTCGGCTCGTTCTTTTATCCTTGCTATTTCCTGCGAGAATCTATTTTCATAATTTGCTAATAAATCTGGCTCACCTTTCATAAAAGTATGGCCTTCAATTAAAGATGCATATAGTAAAGCATCCCTAGCATTAACAGACAACCAGGTCCCTGATGTATCTGAAACTAAACTTGTTGGTTTGTATAAGTAGTGTAATTCTACTGTGTAATTTGCATCTGGTACTGGAGCTAACGCTATAGTTGAGCCAGAGCTAGAGGATGTTGAATATGCCTTGTCGTAATCTGCATAATATTTTGGCAATCCTCTTAAAGAAGTATCACTTAAATCTGGAGTGTACTCCTGCATAAAACTTGGATGTTTTTTTAGTAAAAAATTATAATCATTTGTTGTTGAATCTATAACTGCTAAAGAAAAAGAAAGAAGAAAATCATTTGGAGCAGTTAAAAATCTATTTCCTGCTGTTACTGTACCTTGAACATTTTTACGGAATACGTCTTCTTGAACTAAATTAAATATTCTATCTTCTGCATTTTTAACAAAATCAGCAATAGTAGAAACAAAAGTAGACTCATCATTATTAAGATAGTTTTGAATTAATGTGCTTAGTTCTGAATAAGTCATACTGTAATTGTAACCTCTCCTAAAGATGATGTCATTCTATAACCAGGTATGGAGTTACCAATTATATTATCATTATTACTTAGTATATAACCTTCTCCAACTTCTACGTCATTATTTGGTCTAGGCTCATACAAGGCTTCTGGGTCTGAAATAGCAGGGGATGGTTCTAGCTGAGGATGTTTGGTTTCAAAACATTCTGGACAAGTTTTTAAACCATTCCACTCTTTTTTTAAGTCTAATAATTTATATTCAAATCCACATCTATCGCACAAAGCTCTAGCAAATTTTGCTGAAGCGTAAGCCATTAGCTAATATAAGGCCTAATTCTAAATGAAGCCCTATCCTCGTCTGTTGATGAAGCTCTTTCAAACTCTTCTTCGTACATTTGTTTTAACATGCCTGATTTTTCTGGAGCTTTTTTTACTGAAATGTAATAAGCCAAACCAGCTGCAAAGCAAGGATAAAATCTAAAAGGCATATCCATAGTATTAATTGCAGTATCAGCATCATCCATTCTTACTAACTTATTAAATACTAATATATCTGTAGAGTTTTCTGGAGCTGGCCATACTTTTAAAACTGCTGCATTTTGTTTGTCTAAAAAGAATTGACTAGGCCTACCTGTAGTTGCCTTGACTGGTATATTTAGATATTCGCTACGACTTAATCTTCTCATAGATAAGTCAGTAGTTACGCTGCCTTCAGTTCTTCTAAGGCTACAATCTAATATATCTATTACATTAGAATTTAAAGTGTAGCTTGAAGTGTCTTTAGTAACAGTTTGAGTTGCTTCTTCTATAGTCCATTGGTTTAAACCTCTATTAGCCCATTCAGCTAACATAAGATTAATAGAACGTTTTGCAGTAACTAAATCATACCCAGTTCTAAGTTCAAGGCCACATCTTTCAAAAGCCTCTTCAACAAACTCAGTTACGTTTGGTTCAAAATCTGTACTACTAGATGTTGTCATAATTAATCCCTATCTTCGTCCGAAGCATATAAATTGTCAAATACTTGGTTTACATCTAAAGTATAATCTAAATCGGACTTGCTGTAATGAATATGTTGAGATGGTTTAAAGTCTGGAGCGCCTTCTCCTAGTTCAAATTGAGCAGGTCTTGTAACTCTTACCCTATTATTTGGTAAAGCTACTATATTACCTGTCCATTTACCAGCATCTAATAACTCAAGTACATGGTTTTGTTTATGTTGAGCAGGGTCATCTGATGTGTCAGACTTTGTATAATCTACAGTAAAATAATATTTTGCAGGATAAAATTTACCATCAATTTTTGCCATCCAGGGACAAGGAGAACAGTTTTCTAATACATAAATACTATGTGTTCTAGATGCACAGTCCCAAGGTTGCGCTGCCCAAACCTCCATAGGTTCAGCCCATTCTTCAAAAGGAGTATCTCCAACTAAAGCTGTAATTGGCATTCTTGCCCACATAGCTCCACCATGAACATTAGGCTCATCTGTATCATAGGTTTCTGCACCAGTAAAAAGCACTTGAAACGACAAACATCTTTTTGGAATTGTTGTTACACCAATAACTAAAGCGTGTAAAAATTCACCGTGATATTTTTCGTGATTGTGAGTATATTCTTTTCTAACCCAGCATTTAAAATAAGGAATGCTGCTTTGTAGGTAAGCCATTTAACAACCGCCTACTTTTCCGCCTCTTTTATATCCTTTAGTTTTCATCGCTGCTCCGCCTTTTGCCATACCTTTAGGCTTTACAACTCCGCCTATGGCGTAACCTTTGGATTTCATAACTCCGCCATTTTTCATGCCTTTTCTTTTTTTACCGCCTATAGCGTAACCTTTAGTTTTTTTATACATATTGTTCTCCTAACTCATTGTAGTTACTTTTCTACGATTATTCATAACTTTACCACATCCTTTAGCTATAAAACCACCGTTACTTTTTTTGACTCTAGTGTCTTTCCAGCTTACTCGTTTTGAGCTAGTCTTTTTCTTAATTGCTGATTTAGCGCCACTTTTTTTACAATCAGCCATAGTTGGCCTACAAGCTGGATATCCTCTTTTTGATTTTTTGGCTGACTTTCTTCCGCAAGTTTCGCCAGTTTTACAATCAACCCAGCCTTTACCTTTGTTACGAGAAAACCATGTATTTAAGTTATCGCTAGCCACTATCCTAATTTAGTTTTTTTACGTTTTCCTTGAAGTAAGTTACTAAAACCTCTAGCATTTACAAAAGTCACTTCGCCTCCACCTGAAAGTTTCTTTTTCGATTTGTTGCCCCAGTTAGCAGCTCCTACTTTTCTGCATTTAACTAAAGCGCCACTTGCGTATGCAGATGGCCATACATCATATCTAGACCTTACTTTATGATAACAAGCGTCTTTTTTTGTTTTCTTTTTAGCCACTTAACAATCCCAGTCTCTTCTAGCCCAATAGTTAGCACTACATCTATCACTTTTTATTCCGCTACTTCTAGCACAATAACTTTTCTTTCTAGATGCAGTACCTTTATGCATTCCCATTTTTTTATCGCCGAAAGTAATTCTTTTGACTCTACTGCTTTCGCTACTACAGCCTTTAACAAAAACTACTTTTCTTTTTTTACCATAACCAGGCTCTCCTTGACGAATAGCTCTGGGCTTATTAAGAGTTACTTTTTTGCCTTTATATTCAGCCATTACAAAAATTAATCAAAATCTTTATAAAGAGTAAGGACCATTACATACGAATCACCGTTAGTATGACCAGTAGTAGTCAACATAATATCACCAGTTTTTCCACTACCTGCTGTATTTCTAATACCTCCAAATTCTGTAAAATCTTCTGAATCTGTATAATTTTCATTCAAATCCCAACAGATAGTATCTGTAGAAGCATCCCATAAAAGTTTTACACTCATTCCAAAAGTAGAATATACAATTTTTGCCAAACGTACTCCCGTACAAGCTTGGCCAGCAGAGTTAGCGCTTAAAGCACTAACATCTACCTTTTTAACTGCTGATTCGCCTGTACCATCGGATGTATTAGTTAATTGAATGATAGCGACTCTATCACTATCCATCAATGTATTTGATGTTACTGCGTCTGCCATAATTTACTCCTTACGCGTCAGCGAATGGTGTTACCACAGTACCAGAAGCTAATACTATACCTTCTACTGCATATTTAGCTGAACCGATAGCAGTTACTCTAATAATGGTTCCAGCTATACCACCTTTAGTGGTACCGTTTAAAGTAATTACATCATTACTAGCGCCAGATATAAAAGTTTTACCTGCTGCATCGCTTTTACCTAAATATAAACCACCAACAAATTTATCTGTTCCGTCAGTTTTAATATCTAAATCTGTAGCTGCTGTTTCAATTACAAAAGTAAATGAAGCACCTAAATTATTGGTTTGGTTAGGGTCGTCATTACTTCCTGGAGCTGTAGCTACAATGCTAGGTAAAGTAAATTTACCATCGGCATCGTTACAAGTTAGAATTTTACCAGCGTGTGAATTTACGCTTAGTGTTGTGTCTGCAGTTAGACTAACTACGTTAGCGTTACCTGCTGAAATAAATCCTGCTAAGGACTGTATTGGACCTGAAAAGGTTGATTTTGCCATAATTTCCTCCTACGGAAATAAGTTCTACTGTCTTGGCTTGTCTGCTAGGTCAGTCTGTAGAACAAGTTAATAAATCCTAGTCTTTTGATTGTATATTAGTTTTGAGCAAAAA